TAGAATTACCTTTGGGCTCTACTGCTCCCGTTATTGGGTCAAATACAAATGTTACTGCGCATACGTCTTTAAATTCGACAGAAAGATCCTTGCAGGTGTTTAGCACTAGTGCTGGAACTCCTCGCATGTTATTGTTAACTGATTATGATCAGGCTTCTGGTACTGGTTCATTACGTTGGGATGAAACAGGTATGATTACTGATTTATCTGAAGCAACATCTGCGACAATTAATACGTTAAGACAAGCGTTTCAAGTTCAAAAGTTATACGAGAGAGACGCGCGTGGAGGAACCAGATACACGGAACTGATCCGTAGTCATTTCGATGGCACATTGGTGAAAATATAGATCCAGCACATCCTCAACAGTATGATGAATATTGCCAAAGCTTTTCATGAAA